ACGGTTACAAGCGTAGGTTTGTCATTACCATCAATCTTTACTGTTAGCGGTTCACCTGTAACTGGTTCAGGCACTTTAACGGCTACTTTAGCAAGTGAAACGGCTAATACGGTGTTCGCTGCACCAAACGGATCGTCTGGAACTCCCACATTTAGATCATTGGTTAATTCTGATTTTCCAACTTCAGGGGTTAGCTCTGGTACTTATGGTTCAGGCTCAGTTGTTCCAGTTATTACAGTTAACTCTCAAGGTATTGTTACTTCGGTCACAACGGCAGCGACAAACGCACCGGCTTATCAAGGAACTTGGAACGCAAGTACAAATACTCCGACTTTGACTTCTTCAGTAGGAACTCAAGGATATTACTATGTAGTATCTACTGCCGGAACAACAAACTTAGACGGTAATGCAGTTTGGGTGGTTGGAGATTGGGCAATATTTGGTAATGGTAAATGGGAAAGAATCCCAGGATCTGCAAGTGAATCCTTTACAAATCTGACTACTGCTAATTTAGCGGTAACTGGTTTGACAGGGTATATGTATGCCAATGGATCGAGCAATGTAACGTCTTCTACAACAATACCAACAACGGCATTGTCTGGAACGATTACAAATGCTCAACTTGCCAACTCAACCATTTCGGGGGTTGCTTTAGGTAATAGTTTATTTAACCTTACCGCAGGGACAAATGTAACTTTTAGCAGTGGGTCAACTTATAACGGATCAACTGCAATCACAATTAATGCGTCATCAACGATGGTGTATCCAGGCGCAGGGATACCAAATTCGACTGGTAGTGCTTGGGGTACATCTTACTCAACGACTGGATCTGGAACGGTTGTAGCTTTGGCAACTTCACCGACTTTTGTAACTCCAGTTTTAGGTACACCTACTTCAGGAAACTTTTCAACTGGTACGTTTACTTGGCCTACATTCAATCAGAATACAACCGGAAACGCTGCGACTGCTACTTTAGCAACAACTGCGACTAATTTGGCGGGTGGTGCAGCAAGTCAAATCCCTTATCAAACAGGATCGGGGGCTACTTCTTTTATTGCTAACGGAACAACTGGACAAGTTTTAACAAGCAATGGCACTTCAGCACCTACTTGGACAACGCTTACATCTTTGGTCACTATTTCTGATCAAACATCAAGTTCTAGCACTTTTTACCCTGCATTTTTAAATGCAACGACTGGCACAGTTTCAGTAATTGACACAAGTTCTACAAAACTTCAATATGTACCAAGTACAGGTACTTTTACTTCTACGGTTTTTAGTGGTGGAAGTTTTATAGGAACTGAAACAATCACTGGCTCATTGTCTGCCGGTGCTTTTAGTTATGGAACTCTTGGTTATTCAGATGTAAATATATTTGGTTCATTTACTTCAAGCGTAAATACTTACAACCAGATCATTTTACAAAACACCAATTCTGGATCGGCAGCATCGACAGATTACGTTGTTTCTAACAATCTAGGGACTTCAACCACTTATTACGGTGATTTCGGGATGAACTCGTCCACTTTTAGTGGTACTGGTTCTTTATCTTTGGCTAATGCGGTTTATTTAACTGCAACGTCAAGCGATTTGTCAATTGGAACGACAACCGCTAACCCTATTCACTTTGTTATTAATGGGAGTGCAACCGATGCAATGACTATTAATACCAGTGGGGCGCTTGCACTTAATGGACAATATGGTACTTCAGGACAAGTCTTGAGTTCAGGTGGTTCTAGCGGTGTTCCCACTTGGATAAATGCCGGAAGTGGTGGATCATCTCCTCCTGCTTTAAATGTAACATTACAACAAAATTTCGGAGGTTTCCTATAAATGGCTTCTAATACTTCACCAATTTTTCCATTAACCCCTATTGTTGGTATTGCAACGCTAACCTCGGCTACTGCGATTACTTCCAGGGCTAACATTACCGGCACAACTGGCTTGGTTCAATTGACTGCAACCTCTACCAACGGAACAAAAGTAGACGCAATTACGGTCACTGCCAAGGGTACGACAGTAGCTAATATCGTAGATATTTGGATTTATAACGGCACAACTTCATTCTTGTACGCTGAAATCCCAGTATCTGCGATCACTCCGAGCACGACAGTCCAGGCTTTTACGACAACAGTGACGTTTAACAATCTGGTTTTACCTCCCACTTATCAGTTGTATATCTCTGAACAAGTAGGCACGACAAGCGCAGATTTGAACATTATGGCTTTTGGAGGTCAATACTAATGGCTTTTCCAGGTCAGTCTTTTCAATTCAATCAGACTGTGCCGGTGGTACAGGCAACGACTCCGTTTGTGGTTAACTCCCAGACGGTTACTTCTAGTTACGCAATTCCAGTGGGTTCGAGTTGCGTTTCTGGTGGGCCAGTTACGATCAATTCAGGGGCTACGGTGACAATCCCAACAGGAAGTAAATGGATCATTTTATAAAAGACTTTATTGAATCCGTCATGCGGGACGATAGAGTTTGGAAGTGGGTTAAGGTTGATGGGATTAAAAAAGAGAATTTTGGGTATCAAGAGAGCGAGATTTACTACACAAATACGCATGGTTTTGTGATGTTTAGACCCGCAACTCCGACAATGTACGAGGTTCACATTTGTATGTTGAAGGGGGCAAAAGAAGTGGATTCTTTCTTTTTAGATTGTCTTGAGAAAATGAGGCAAAAAGGAGCAAGAAAGTTCCTCGGAACTATTGGTGAATGGAACACCTCTGCGTTAAAATTAGCACTGCGGTGCGGATTTGTCGAGGAGGGTAGGATTAGCAAGGCTTACCGTAGAGATGGTGTAGATCGGTCTATGGTAATGATGGGGAGAGAATAATGTCTTTTATTGCAAATGCAGTTCGTGATTTAACAGGGGCAAATCAACAAGCCAAAGCTGCAACTGATGCTGCGAATACTCAAGCTGCAGCAGCTAAATATGCAGCGGATTTGCAAAACTCACAGTTTCAGCAAACTCAGCAGAATTTAGCTCCTTATATGGGTCTTGGTACGGCAGCGATGCCTCAACTTATGAGCCTTTTAGGTCTTGGCCCACAAGGAAGTCAAGGGATTCAGTCTACTTTGGCTAATACTCCTGGCTATCAATTTACTTTAAATCAAGGACTTCAACAGTTACAGAATCAACAATCTGCGACTGGTCAGAATTTATCTGGGGCGCAACAAAAAGGGTTGCAACAATACACAACCGGATTGGCTCAAAGTAATTATCAACAATATTTGAATAATTACATGAATACGGTAGGAATGGGGCAAAACGCTGCTGCCGGTCTTGGTGGACTTGGTGCAGCCAATGCCTCATCAGTAGGGAATGCCCTAATGGGTGGAGCAAATGCAACTGCAGCAGGACAAGTCGCAGCAGGAAACGCTCAATCTAATTCTTTAAATAGTTTGATGCAATTAGGATTGGGAGGAGCAGGAATTTATTCTCTTGGTGCTAAATCAGGATTGAACTCTGCAATAACTAATTTATTTAGCGGTACTGGTGGAGCTGCTGCTACAGGCGGTGTTTCAGATGCAGTTTTAGCATTAGGGTAAAGGATAAAAATATGCCAATAGATCCATCAATAATCCCTACAAAACAAACCATTCCCGATTTCGGTGGGTTTGTGAATAATCTTATGAACTTGCAAAAGAACAATATTGCGGTTCAACAAGGCGATCTTCAACTTCAGCAACTTCAACAAGAGATTGCGTTAAATAAAGCATCTTCCAAAGCTATTCAACAAAACACGGACGAAAACGGAAATGTAAATATCCCTGGTGTTATTAGTATGCTTTCAAAGTCTCCAGAGGCAGCGACTAATTTAGCACCAACGATTACATCTTTACTTGGTCAACAAGGAACTCAACAAGAAAATATTAGCAAAAAACTAGGAAATCTGGTTCAAAAGAACACTATTTCTGGTCAGCGTTTGGGTGGATTAGTTGAAAAAATTAAAAAAGGTGGAACAGTCACACCTGAAGAACACGCAAAAGAAATGGCTAATTTAATTGCTGAAGGTGTATTAACTCCAGATGAGGCTCTTTTACATTTAAGAATGGCCCCTACTCCAACTGGAGACAAAAAGAAAGATCAAGATGCTTATCATAATTTTATTGAACAAGAATTATTTGCAACTCAAACTAATTCAGATCAAATAAACAAAATACTTGGTACTTTACAACCTGGCGCAAATGGACAACCTCCGTCTGTTTACAACGCACTTACACAGACTTTAAACCCTGTACAGTTTGCTAATCCTAATCAAGCACAACCGCAGACTAACTTAGCTCCTGGCGCACCTGGTACACCTTCTGGACAGTTTCCTAGCGCACCTCCACAAACTCAAGACCCAGTAGCATCTCAATTGATGTTCCCTGTTCGTCAACCTGGAACTAATTACGCACCATTGCCAAATGAGGATACAAAGACTCAAGAAGGCGGTCAATACGTCAGTAGTTTAATTGACAGAAAGAAAAACCTTGTCACAGACCGTAGAAACTTGGATGAAATGCTCAAACAAGTTGAAAAGGTCAAAGAGGAAACAATGCGGATTCCAGGCGGTGATTTGCCTGTAGTTGGTGGTGCAGTCAATCTTGCAAATAAAGGTATTCGATACGCAAGTAGCATGGTTGCAGATCCAAAGTATCAGCAATTGTCAAAAGACATTGCAAATATGCAGATATCCAATCTAAAAGCTGCCGGTGGTTCAATGGATACGGTTGCAGGACAGGCTCTACAGGCTCACGCAAACGGAAGTGAAGTCTATGATCCAGATGTACTCTTAAACATTGGAAGACGAGCAAAATCAGACATGAAGAATCTTGATCTTCAAACGGACGCAGCAACCAAGTTTATTAAGCGTTATGGCGCAAATAACATGGACACATTTAAAAAGATTTGGGGTGATAACGCAGACAGTAAATTATTTGAAATGATGAATCATTACGAAGATAAGACAATGACGGATGAGCAGAAAAAGCAGAAACGTGATGAATTAGCTGGTATAACTCCTGGAATGTCTGCTGAGAAAAAGAAAGAACTATTAAAAGAATTCAAAGACAAGCACGAAGTTATTCAAAAATTAGTTAACACAGGCGGTCTGTAATGGGAACATTTGCTGATTTTCTTGATGACGTTGAGACTGAAAAGCCTCAATCTAAGAATGTTCCTGCACCGATCAGGAATAACAACCCAGGCGCACTCATGCCTGGTGGAAAGTTGGCACAGTACAAAACTCCAGAGGAAGGACTTGCAGCACTTGATAAGAACTTAGCAAGTTACGGGAAAAAGGGTGTAAGCACTTTAGCGGATGTAATCTCTAAATGGGCGCCTCCTAATGAGAACGACACAAATGCTTATATTGCTCACGTTGCAAAAGTTGCAGGACTTGATCCAAATCAAAAGATTGATTTAAGTAATCCGTTGATTCGTCATCAAATATCTGCCGGAATTGTTCAGCATGAGAATGGAACTAAAGCCATTTATCAACCGTCTGCACAAGCCAAATCAACTCCCTCAGACTTTGCCAGTTTCTTAGAAGATGTAGGAGAAACACCAAGTCAAGCTAAATCTGTAGCTCCAGTTGTCCAACAAGCCCCACAAGTAAGTCAGACTGCGCCAGTCGTTCAAGCTCCTGCAATACAGATGAACGCAGGGGAAAAGATGTATCAAAACAGAATCAATGCCTTAAAAGACTTAGGTATTGGTCTTTCATCATTGGCAGATGTGACAGTTGGTGGCGTACTTCCTGCGGTTGCCGGTCAAGTTACTTATCCAGTAGCTAGATTCTTACAACAAACCCCTGAACAGGCTCAAGCTACAACTGCTAAGGTTACTGGTGCTCTTGAGAAGCCTTTTGGTAAGACTTTTGGAGTTACCGAAACTCCTGCTTATAAGAATGAATTGTCTCAAAATGCTCTAAACTTTATTGGTGAGAATATCAATAAAGGGGCGCAGTATATATCCGAGAAAACAGGAATTCCAACTGGGGACGTTCAAAGTTACATTAATTCTTTAACTTTGGCAGCCGGTAAGCCTGTAGGTCAAGCAATGGGTAAAGTTGGAGGTGCAGCATTAAATCAAGGTGCTAAGTTAGCCCAAGAGTTTAAAGAGGTTACAACTCCTCCAATGAAAACTGAAATTGCCCAACCTAGTGAGGTAATGGCAGGATCAACAGGCGCAGCAAAGACAACCACAAACCCCTATCCTAAGTTTACTGGTCAAGAAACTGGTAAGGGTGGAGAGTTCCCAATGGTGAAACTTTCCAACATTTCCAAAGATGTATCTCCTAAAGAGCAACAAACCAGAGCGCAAATTGCAACCGAAATCCTTGGGGACAAAGATGCGGTTAGAACTGGTGTAGTTACAGGAAATGAAGACACTTTAAGAAACGAGCACACCGAGGCTAAATCTTCTAATCAAACTCCAAAAGCGCAAGTTTTAAGGGATCAACTGGCTAGAGAGCAAAATGCTTTGTCAAATTATGCTCAAGATCGTATTAAAAACACTGGGGCAAGTCCAACTTTAACGTCTGATTACGAAAGAGGCCAAGCAATTAATGATGCCTTTGCCGGTGATCAAGGATTGACTGGATTCTTTAAGACTGCCAAAAATCAGTTATATGATGAGGCAAAAACAAAGGTTGGAGAGAATCCGATTAAGACAGGGCATGTTGATACTTTGCTTAACAACGAGCAATTTAGAGCCGGTCTTGGATTAAAAGGCAACGAAGGAGTTGCATCTAGTGCTGAAAAGCTAATTAATTTGGCTAAGACTATTGGATTTGAAGATGAATTTGGCAATAAATATGCTCCAAACACTATTGGCGCATGGGATGCAGTTCGCAAGTCTTTAAATTCAGAATGGACAAAAGATAATGCGTCAGTGATTAGAAAGATTAACACTGCTATTGACAAAGATATAGCGGGGGCAGGAGGTCAGGAACTTTACAAAAAAGCCGATCAATTGCATCAAGCCGAAAAGACTTTGTTCTCGTCCAAGGGCATTAAATCAATCTTTGGTGATATTGATCCTAATGGAGTTCAGACTGGTACACCTTTTGAGAATATTCCTCAAAAACTTAACAGTATTCCCAAAGATGAATGGGCGCATATATTTGATACTGCTGACAAGATTTCTAAAGGCAAAATTGACGGCCCAATCAATAAAGAGACTGGATTGCCTAACTGGAGTATTGAAGTCCCAGAGGAAGTAAGGCAAAATGCTGAAAGGGCAAAAGCTGAGATTAAGGGCGCAATTGCCAGGGAAATCTACGAAAAAGGCTCAAAAAGGGCAGGAGTTTGGAATCAAAACGATGTGACTTCCATTCTTAATGCAAGAGCCGAAAAGATTAAGCATGCGTTTGATCCAGAAGAAATTAAGGCTTTTCACACTTTAAATGTTGGTGGTCAGATCATGCCTGGGGTTCATGGGTATGAAGGCGCAGGGTTACAAGAGCAAAGACTTGGGATGCTTGCAAGTCATGCTCCAAAGATTGGTGCTGCAACTGGTGCAAGTATTGGTTCTGTATTAGGCCCAACTGGTACGGCAGTAGGTGGTTATTTAGGTCAAAGAGCAGGAACTGCATTTGAGCAAAGTTCACTTGAAAAGGCTTTAAATAAAGCAGCGACTGAGACACAAAAAGAGATGAAAAAGAACGCACAAAAAGCTAGTATTTTGAACCTCAGAGAGAACAAAAAGGATTGATATATGAGTGGAATAATCCCAAACGGTAGGCAACAATTCTTTAATTCCAATGGTGGCCCATTGGCAGGGGGATTTGTCTATTACTACATCCCAGGCACAACAACATTCAAAAACACCTATCAGGATGATACTTTAACGACTCTCAACACCAATCCTATTGTTCTCGATGGAATTGGAAGTTGCCAGGCTTACGGTTCAGGATCTTACCGTCAGCAAGTCTATGATGTGAATATGAATCTGATCTGGGATGTTCAGACAGATGCGCCCCAATCTTTCTCATTTTCTGATTACACCATATCGGAATCTAACAGTAAGCTATTTTTCTATTTCCAAGGCACTCCGATAGCTTCCTTGGATCAGTACGGAAACTGGAAGACTCTTGGATCTGTATA